AGGGGCAAGTGCAATAGATAGCAGAGCCCCCAAAATAAAAAAAATAAATACACAATAGTAGTGTATTTATTTTTTTCTTATTTATGTCGTGTATTAAAAAAATTAAAAAGTTACAACCAACGGTGGGGGAATGCAGTTTTGATTAGGTCTACCGCAAATTGTTTTATTTTGTCTAGCATGAAACACCGTAGGCACCTGATATCTTGATTTAAGAAAATAAGGGGCTACAGATGTGCCCTGATATTTTCCAGCATTAGCGCCTTCATCGCCCCACGCAGCTCGAAAAGAAGCCCCGTTCTGTGTAATAGTATTGTATTTTAATCGATCAATTCGAGAGCTGCTAGATACCGCCCCTTGCATAGCGTATTGAGAATTACTCGGTTTATAAATAGTTGTACCAGGTTTATTATTACAATTTTGTTGACAATTTTGTGTATATCTCACTTGTGTACCCGTAGGGGAATCACTCGGTTCAATAATAATTAATCCGCACCCCGTCGGGCACGGTGTAGAATATATTGTTGTTGGTATTTTAGTCGTCGATAATTTCTGATCGTAAAGCAAACACCGACTCTTTAAATAGGCTTTTGTATCTGTATAATACGATTTACTTAGCAGTGTGGTTGCTGATCGGATAATATTATTTTCTGGATTACAAGCCACGCAGACAATGCGATTATTACTACTGTCGTAAAATTCGTCTGATGCTTTAGGTTTAAGAATTGCGATATTTGTTCGAACAATATTTTCTTTAATACCTTCTGCAAAAGAAGTTTTTGGATCAGCACACGTTATACAATCTGTATTGGATTTTACATCACCTAAATATACTGAACCACCAGGAGTATCCATCGGCATGCCTACACCTGCTCTACCACGCCCCGACTCAACTCGCGGATTTAGCTGTTTACGCCAATGTTTAATAGGCCGAGCTTTACCAAATGAACCAATATAACCAATGGGTTCGTTACCAGTTAGTGGTCGCGAAAAAGACGGTACACCACTATTTGTAGCAGGTGCTTTATTATTGACTGCAATATAAGTATTTAAATTCGGTGTATATTGATCGGTAAATGGATTGGACATATATAATACTCTTGTAGAAAAATACTTTTGGAAAAAGTATCGCAAAACAGCTTTTGGGAAAAGCTCGGCAAAACCTTTTGCGTGAAAAGTATCGCAAAATACTTTTGAGAAAAGTATCGCAAAATACTTTTGAGAAAAGTATCGCAAAAGTATCGCAAAAATAAAAAGGAGGGGTTTAAGGGGAACCTTGGTTCCCTTTGGAACATTGGTTCCCTTTTTTGTAAAAAAATTATAATTATAATATAAAATGCTATTACTAAAAATACTGTTAGTTCTACTTGTTATTTGGTTGTTATACTATTTAAAATATAGATTCATACATGTATTTAACCGTATTTTTAATATACATTTGTATAATATTCACCCTATAAGAGAAGCTCATATTTTAGAGAAACAGTTTTTGGATCAACTATAACAACGGTTATTAAATTTTACTAACTTATACCATTTTGTTTGCTAATAAATATAGCATCGATTTTGCTAATAAATATATAATCGGTTTTGCTAATAAATATAGCATCGGTTTTGATAATAAATATAGCATCGGTTTTGCTAATAAATATAGCATCGGTTTTGCCACGCTTTTCTCAAAAGCGTTTTCAAAAGCGTTTTCAAAAGCGAATTTTGCTAAGCTTTTTTTAAAAGCGTATTGTATAATGATGCTATTACTAAAATCACTTTTAATTATACTTATTATTATATGTGTCTATTATGGTTATATAAATAAATTTAGACCGACGACTGAAGGTATGACAACAACAAAAGAAGGAACTTTTACACCTACAGGCACTGAGAAAGACCCCACTTTTTTAGCCATTACAAATGCTGCTAATATTTCCATTTTAAAAGGTCAAGTAGATGATTTGTTAGGATTAAAAGAAACAGTTAATAATTTAAATACATCCGTCATTGAATTAAATAAAAAAGTTGAAAAAAATACAACAGGTATTGTTGATTTAGGTCAAACACTTAAAAATACCACTGCACAAGTCATTGGGCGTGACCCTGACTCTACAAAACCACTTCCACCTCCAATATCAGAGAGTGATCTTAAATTTAAATGAAATAATTTATAGTTGTATAATATAAAAATATAATGAGTACTAGAAAGCATAGCACTACTAGAAAGCATAGCACTACTAGAAAGCATCGGCACTATAAAAAAGCACCGCGGTGGCGAATGTAATAATTGTCGAGCGACTGGTCTCAACTATGGAAATATGAAAGGTATACAAAATAGTTTTTAGATAGATAGATTGAAAATAAGATTATAAGATTATAAGATTATAATTATATATAGTAGACATGTCTGATTTCTTTACAGATGCCCTGAATGATGTTAAAAGTTTAGAAGAAAGGTTGCTTGGTCCTGATTATAAATATTTTAAATTCATTAAACCTCCCGATGAAATGGGCATGAGCGCTGACGGCAGTTTAAGTACTTTAGCTAAAGATATTGGTGGGATAATTGGGTATGTTGAAGTATTGGTTGCCGGTGGCGGAAAAGCCTCTAAAGTAGATGGCCCTTTAGGTAATAAATTTTTTTTACAAACGGGAGCTAAATGTAATAATTTGGCGAATAATACTAAAGTCACCCGTTCTATATACGTAAATAACGTGCCTGATGGGACTATTCCCTTTATTTCAGCTGCTTTAGATAATCAACGCATGACTACATTCGAAGGTCTTGTTCCTGGAACAATGAGCAATCTCGCTCAAATAAATCCAATGCAAATGTTTCAAGCTTTCATGACTGGATCTACTCCTGATTGTCAAGAAGTGGTAATGCAAACGATAGATGTTAATAATATTCCAGGTATTGGCGCAGGCTATATTACTGTCGCTGATATTAATTCTATGAACAGCAATTGGTTTCTGGGTGGAAATAGACCAGCTATTTTACCGAAAATTCCGGTTCCTGCCACAACTGAATCTTTTACGACTATCAATGACTTTTCTGATGTCAATGACTACTCTGATGTCAATGACTCTTCTGATGTCAATGACTACTCCGAAGTAAACTATTCCAAAATTAATTATAGTAAAATGCCTGATGATATATTAAGTAAAGTCTACTTTACTGCGCTCGGATTACTCGGGTTGTATATTTTTTTAAGAATGTTTCAGAAAAAACAAAAGTAATATTGCGTAAATTTAAAATGTGATAAATTTCATTTTAAATTTAATATGTTTATGTCTTACGTCTGCTGCGCATGCGCTTGTGCTTGTGTGCCTACTTGCGTCTGCTACGCATGCGCATGCGCTTGTGTGTACCGCTACGCTTGTGTGTACAATGTTTGTGACTACAATGTTTACCACTACAATGCTTATGTTTATTTGTACAGTGTTTATGACTATAATGTTTGTGATTAAGTTTACAGTGTTTGCGACTACCGCCAAACAAACCTGAAAACATATTTTTGGCTTTACCAAAAAAACCTAGTTTTTCTTCTTCTTCTTCTTCTGGTACTTCTACAGGTGCTTCTACTGCGGGTGCTTCTTCTACTGTCGGTGCCGGTTGAATATTTTCTGTATCAGATAAATCACCACCACGATATTTTTTATTATTATTTTTTTTAGTTCTTCTGTGTGAAATCATTTATAATATATATACATTTTTTTTAAAAACTTTTACGATTTTATTTTAAAAAATATTAAACTTGCTTAAATCATTCAAACGCATGAGAATTTAAAAAGTATGTTTTTACATTTACATTGCTAAAGTATTGAGTATAAAGTATTATGTCTTAATAAAAATATATAATTTATTTTTATTTTTTTTTATTTTAATGAGCACCTTTCTTTTTGGGCGACACGGTACCGCCACCTCTACAACGAGACAACGCATTTTTAACAGATGTCTGGTCGACACCGCTAAAAGACATTGTTTCTGTAGGCAGCGTATTTGTAGAACTTTTCCCAATAGCATTTATTTTTTTAAGATAAATCCGTTCTGATGCGGATACATTATAATTCTTTTTCTTACCAGCACCAATTTGCGCAGTAAGAGTAGAATTTGAAATGCCTACTTTTATCGGACGATTGGTATATGTAGTTGTCGTGGAATAACTATTTGTGTTTAAAGTGGCTATAGGATTTGTTCCAGCATTTTCTATATATGCTAAACGTCCACTGGCAAAATCACTGCCTTGCGTCATCGTGTCTGGTTTAAACGGCATTCCCATTCGTGCAGTAGTTTGATTATTGTTGTCTGCCTGCTTAAGTGGAATGCTTGCTGGCCCAACTGTTTTATAGGTAAATAAAAGCGGCATTGTTGTTATATACACTTTTTAAAAAAAAGTGTGGCAAAAATAGATTTTAGAAAAATCTAGGGCAAAACATAGGTTGTCTTATTATTGTAGGTCGTCTTATTATTGTTTTATTTGTTACCATTTTTCCCACCTCCTCTAACAGCCTTTAATGCTACATATGATCCATTGCTAGCATCACCACCGAAGTTGGAATCATTATACGTCCGATTGATAGCTTTCAGTTTCTTATATCTAACATAATCCGCTCCATCATAAACATATCGCTGGTTTCCTGAATAAGCCGCACCGCCATCATTATGAATACCACCCGATTTAATATTCAGTCGAGATACCATACTGCTGCTGTTGACCTGATCCGAACCCGGTAAAGACCGCAATGGATTGCTATTTACCGTACCGTTGATATCTCCTGCGTGAAACGCCGCTCTAAAAGGAGTAATCGGCGCAGTGGTATCCGTTATAGGCGATATTCCTAATAATAATTGATTGCCGAATGCCCGACGTAAAACGAATCTATCTAATCCACGATCGTTACCACCTTCCATGCCCGAACCACCATTAGAATTTGCGCCGCCGCCTAATAATCCGCCTTTGGGTTGACTGCCTTGAACACCGCCACCTAATAATGAAAAATTAAATACCATTTATATATAGCTTTTAAAAAAAGCTTGGCAAAACCGCTTTTGAAAAAAGCGTGGCAAAACCGCTTTTGAAAAAAGCGTGGCAAAACCGATGTAAATATGCTAAAAAAAGTTTATTAAAAAAATTATTTGCTAAACTAATAATTCCTACCTCAAGCGAAATTGCTACATAAAATTGCTGGGGGGCATAGCCCCCTTGCCCCGACCGCAAGCGGAATTGCTACATAAAATTGCTGGGGGCATAGCCCCCTTGCCCCGACCGCAAGCGGAATTGCTGCATAAAATTGCTGGGGGGCATAGCCCCCTTGCCCCGACCGCAAGCGGAATTGCTGCAAGCGGAATTGCTGCAAGCGGAATTGCTTATGTCAAAATTCTCGGCGCTATATTCATCGTAATCAGTTCTTGAAACAACAATTTACAAGAATAAGGCAGTTCCACATAATCAAAATCAATCCGATTATCACACGTCTTACAATGATGTATATGTGTCTGGTCATTATATGCCGCAATCATTCCACAGCGTTTGCACACATGAACCCTAAATGCGTCGGACGCATCGTACATTCGCCCTTTGGTAAACCGGGAAGCCCCGTGCGAGCACATACAATCGCGCTCCATTTCACCAAACCGTAAGCCACCATCTTTGGATCGACCTTCGGCCGGTTGGCGCGTCAGATTTACCATCGGTCCAATACTGCGGCTATGTTGTTTATCCGAAACCATGTGCTTAAGTCTCTGATAAAACACCGGTCCCAGAAATATTGATGTTTCTATTTGTTCACCCGTTAAACCATTATACATGATTTCATTACCGGTTGACTCGTAACCGACTTTGTGTAACTCTTTACATATATCTTTCACATCAAATTTACCGAAACTCGTCCCGTCACCAAAGAGACCCAGTTCCAACAGTGTTTTCCCCAAAACAGTTTCCTTAAGTTGTGCGATCGTCATTCGAGAAGGAATCGCATGGGGGTTAATAATAATATCTGGCTTAATACCCTTGTCAGTAAACGGCATATCGCATTCAGGTATAATATTTCCAATCGTACCTTTTTGCCCATGCCGACTGCTAAACTTGTCACCAATAATCGGTTTACGAATGGTTCGCAATCGCACTTTACAGAAATTATACCCATCGCCATTCCGCTCAATATAATTCTTATCTACATACGTTTCTTCTGTTGTCCTAAATATTTTACTTTGGTCTTCATATTTCAATACTTTTGTGTGGTCATTGCGCGCGTCTTTAATCGGCAACACTTTAGCAATAATAATGTCACGATTTTCCACCAGTGTATTTTCAGGAATAACACCCGATGAATTCACCTTGTCGTAATTGCCGAATTTCATGCCCTTTGTTTTTGACGCATCTGGCTTACAGCGAATCTCCTCATCACCATGAATTTTCTTGTCTTCATCTTTTTCTGTATGATAAATAGTCGCCTGAAACAGTCCGCGATCGATTGAACCTTGATTGAACAAGATACTATCCTCTTGATTGTACCCGCTATGTGTCATAATGGCCACAATAATTTGACAACCCGATGGGATTTGGTTCAGTTCAATCATATTCATCACGCGTGTATCCACCAGCGGACGCATCGGATATGTGAGCACATAGGCCGTCTTGTCCATTCGATTATCGTAATTTGTCACATACATTCCCATTGCCTGTTTGCCCATAGCACATTGATAAGTATTTCTGGGTGACTGATTATGCTCGGGAAATGGAATACACGATGCGAGAATGCCGAAGATAGTACTGGGGTGAATTTCACAATGCGTATATTTGTAAATGAAATTGTTCTTGTCCCGCAAATCGGCTGGTGTCATGGCCAGCATACTCAAATTCTGCTCTGTCGCATCGACATATTCAATAACAGATTCATCGATTTTACAATCGGTCAGCAAATCATCCCATACCAACTCCTGCTTATTAAGTCGGCTAATTATTGTGTTTGTAAGGAGTAATTTATTATTTTTTACGCGTAGTAGTGGACGCACCAACCGTCCCGCATCATTACAAATGCGAATTTCTTTGTGTTTGATATCAAATACAATAGATGTGAAAATATTAATGATGCCTTTATATTTTTTCAGCTTCATCTCTTGATACAATTCCATTGGATTGATCGCAATACCCAGCCACGCACCATTTATAAAGACTTTTACATTGTCATTCAATTGCTCGGCTGTAAGTGATTCGATATGTTGAATATACGGGTCGACGAATTCATACAGAGCAGTGCTGTTGCAGGGCGTGGACACGTGGGTCATATAAGCTAGATTTTTCACCACACCAACGCTGCCGCCTTCTGGTGTCTCGGCCGGACACAAGAACCCCCACGAGGTACTGTGTAACTTTCTTGGCGGAATCAGTTTGCCGCTTTTATCAATCGGCGTATTGATGCGGCGTAAATGACTGAGGCTGGAAATATAAGTCAGTCGATTCAACACTTGAGCCACGCCCACTTTATTGCTGTTGGCGTGTTTCACACCAAAATCGCCAGTAGCCAGTGCTCGTTTCAAGCCATTTTCAATCGTGGTTGACTTAACAATCTTATAAATATTGGTCATATTTATAATGGAATGATAGTCTTCGGTGGATCGCCATGAGCCTGTATTGATTTCTTTAATGACCTGTTTTTGCATATCTTTAATCATCTTATTAAAGTAATTGCGAAACAGATTGTTTAGGAGAATACCGGTTGAATCCACCCGCTTGTTCAAATAGGAATCGCGATCATCTGGCTCTTCCCAACCCAAACTGGCGCGCAATATACAATTGGTCATATAGCCCAGAAAATATATCTTCTGAGTCATGGTTTTACAATGCGGAAACAAATCGGTATTCAAAACATCTTGCGCAAACTCTTGTTTTTTCCGCGCGCCTGTTTCTTTATCCATGTTCATCGGTGTATACATCACATTGCTGGTCACAAATTTCAAACAGCATTCTTGTGTAATATATTTATTGGCTTCTACAATAGAGGCTTGTAGGCACTTCATGAGCGGCATAACTGTCTCATCTTTAATATCTAGGATAATTTTCTTACAAATTTCTTCGTCGCTAATGACACCCAACGCGCGAAACACAATAAACAATGGAATCGGATTCTTTACGCGCGGAATTTGTAAGTATAGACCGTTCCCAAACCCATTGTTTTTACTCGCCATTGTGAGCGAAATTTGTTTGGGCGAGATACATTTAAAATCCGGCACGGATTTGATTTCTGCGAGCCAACTCCATTTGCTATTGTTTTTGGAAATGTTAAAACATTGCACCAGATTTTCGGCGGCGCGTTCTTGTCCCAAGCACGTCTTTTCTGACCCGTTGATAATAAAATACCCACCAGAGTCCATTTTACATTCGCCGCTAATGGTATGTGGAATATGTTTATACTGTTCCAAAATACAGACACTGGATTTAAGCATAATCGGCAACTTGCCTATTTGAATATTCGACAGCACTTTATAACTGACTTGTTCCGACTCGAGTTTTGGTCCGGTGCGAATAATGTATTTGATTTTTAAATCAATTGTCATGTTGGCCGCATAGGTGAAATTGCGTAGACGCGCTTCTTGTGGAAACATTATTTTAGTTGCACCGTTATTCTCGTGAATTTGTGGGCGATAAATGTTGAAATTTTCACAAGTAACAAATAGTTCTAACCTATATTTATTAAACTCTTTTTCATAGTCTTCTTCTGAACGAATATGTACTGGATTAAACATTGCTATTGTTTTTTGAATTTGATAATTGACAAAATCATTATAAGATTCTACCTGATGTTTAACCAGTTGTTTTAAATGTTTTCCTCTGAAATAGGAATTGATAATCGTCCATGGCTCCTCGATATAATTGTCTGGATCTATTTGCTCACTTGACACATCTTTAATCGGTTGAGCCATTTGTATATTTGTATTTGTATTTGTATTTGTCATTGCTCATTTAACATTTCAATTTATTTTTAAATTGTATTGTCTATAATACTTTAATTCTATTCGTTTCTAATTTTTCTACACTATTATGTGTTGTTGTAATATATTCAATTATATAGGAATGCTCACCAATATCTTCAGATTTTATATAATTTTTATATAGTGCTAGTAGATCTTCCTTTTTAACAAAGCCTCTAAATATAATATTTTCCAGTTCATTTATTTTATCTACCTGTTCTGCCAAGACAATGTATTTGGATAAATCGTACACATTATTGTAAAATACCGTTTTATAAAACACCATTTATAATATATAAATAGTAGAATTCTATTTATATATATTTTTACTATTTTACTATTGTTGAAGCATTTTCTTATCAATTACCAGATGCTTGACTATTTTTTTCATTATTCTGTTTTCATTATCTATTGAATCATCAGGACCCATTGCTTCTTTTATCAATTTCATATAAATATCATTATTTTCGGATTCGATATCCATGTAATCCGGATACATGTTTCGCCAATCGCTCAGCATACCAATGTTTTTACGTGTGACCTTACTTATCACTTTTCTAAATTTGGTATTATTCGCATCTTCTCTATTCCAAACATCATCATCTTTAATATATATGATTTCTCTTTTTAAATCACTACAGTGAATGGGCCGTTTGTTCACTTCTAAATTATTTATTTTGCTAATAATAATATTGGACATGCCTTCAATATAGCCTAACCGACCTACATTTTCCAAGTCGGATATTTGTAGGTCAAAAGAATCAATAAATTCACTAATGTTCATAGCATCTTTGCAGTACTCGTTTAAAAACACTTGTAAATTAAAAGTAGTATTAACACTATTATTATTATTACAATTATTGTTCATATTAATGTTGGACTGCATGTTCTTACACATCTCTAGCATCTGTTTTTGAAAGTCACTGTTATTTTTCACTACATCAATAACTAGATTGGTCAATTGACTTATGTCGTGTTCGTATTTGGGTACTATCATGTTTTCGCTGGGAGTATCGTCTGTAGTATTTATAGATACTATATCACTGCTAATTACTACTTTATTGCTGACGCATGTTTTACTATGCTTCCATAATCCACAATAAGTATTATATTTCTTACCACATATACAGTCATATTTTTCTGTGCTCTTTTTATTTAATAAAACATTTCCATCATTTCCATTCGCATGGTGTTTGTGTTTATCAGTTGATAAGTGACGATTCATCGAACTTGGTTTACAGCATTTAAAGTCACATAGGATACATACCAATGTCGGCTCTTTTTTGGCTCTTTTTGGCTCTATTTTCATTTCCATTTCCTTAATATATGGAAATATTAAAAAGAGCCTAAACCCTTTCAAAATGAAAATATATAAATTACAAAAAAAGTTATCGTCACAAATATTTTAAGAAAAAATCAAATTGAGAGCATTATGGTCTAAATCACTTTTTCACACTTTTTGGCCGTCCGGCCGGCAATAGTTTTTAAGGATTTGGACATTTATAAATGTCCATTTTCTGTTTTTCGAATGACGGCTGGAAAGTCCATTTTTTTCATTTTTTTTCATTGTCTAGATAAATCAATATTAT